GAGTAACTTCTCACGCATTAACTCCGTCATACTGTTGCCCGGAACCTCTACATCGTCTAAAATCATGAGATCTGCTCGGCTTCCTGTTAGCTGCCCAGTGATTCCCACCGATTTTACGCTTGGGGCTTGGTGTGGAGAACAGTTGACGTCGAAGCTGATGCGACTCCAACGAGAATCGTCCGATTTGGGTTGTAGTTGACTTAGCCATGGTGTTTCGATAATAAGTTTTTGTAAAAAGATGGACATATTATCTGCACGTTCTTTAGATGCAGATACGATCATTATCTTCTTTTCAGCGTCGTTAAATAGAGTCCAAAGAACAAAAGCACCAGTAATCCAGCTCTTACCAACTCCCCGAAACGCCTGTATTTGTAGTCGCTTGGGACCATGTTGAATGTAATCAGCAATTGCATATTGTGCTCTTGTAGGACTAGGGAGATCAAGCTGATGCCACAAAGCCTGTAGAAAAAGCTTGAAATCCTGTTGTAATAGTGCTAAAGTATTATTCACGTATAGGGTATCCAAATTCATCTAGTTTGCCAGTATCAATACCTTCTTCGCTTCTTGGTTTGATGCTTTCAAAGTATTCATCTGTTTGGTATTTTCTTATATTTTTTCTTTGTAATGTTCTTTTTAGTGATCCTCTTCGTTTACGTATAGTTCCTAACCATTTTTCAATCTCTGATCTAATCTGTTCTTCAGGTCCAAACACTTCTAACTGTCCTTCTCCTCTAAGTCGTTTAAGAAGTTTATTCATTACGTTAGCCGGTGGTGTTAAATCACTCGTAGAGTATCTTTGTAACATTCTAAGAATCTTAAGTAGTTTATCGTCTTTACCTATTGCTTTTACTAAATCAATTCCGGGTATAGAATACTCAACATCTTGTAGCTTAATGATGTCTTCGATCATTTGAGGTAATCTTGCTATTTGAAATTTCTCATCAATTTTAGTACCTTTTAAGTAACCTCTATCGTTTAATCTACCTAACAAATCAATTAAAACATCTGGTTCTATAGCATCACCTTGAGCATACATAGTATCTATAACTTCCTGAGCTTGTCTAGCTATTAATTCTGATTCTAATAAGATATCACCTAATTCATCAGCTTTATCAAGTCTAAACTTATCAGATTTTGCCATTTTATCTAGTACAGTGTCTGTAAAGAACTCTTCTCCAGCCATCTTCTTACCGGTACGTGCCTGTAAAAATATATGTGCTAAATAATGAGGGGTATCTTTTTCTTTTGCTGAACCCATCACTCCTAGAAGATTCTCTTTCATATTACCTATGCCGTTAAGCTTTTGTAATAATCGTTTATTTATTGCTCTGTGTAATTGACTTTCAAAACCAACTCCATCATAAATACCCATAACAGTTTTTAAAGCTGCTATATGATGTATTTCAAAATTAAAAGGTTTCTTTAAATTTAAACCCATCGCATCCATCACAGGATCGTAGGCAGCTCTCATTTTACCTCGATATGATTTTTTAAATGCTTCGTATACTTTTCGATCACCAGTAGTTAATTGAGGGTACTGCTCACTCATTGGAGTTTGGAATAACTCTAAGAAGTAACGTCCTTCTCCTCCTAATTTTCCAGTTTTCTTATCTGTTCTAGTTGCTTCTCTAAACGGTTTATACTTAAATACTAACGAGTCACCTACATCTTCCACATATCCGGGAAGATTTGCCTTACTTGTTGCTGTTTTAAATTTAGATGATAATCCTGCAGGTAAGTCAGCTCTAGGTGTAGCATCTAATAAGTCTTCTGCTTCGAGATTTAGATTAAGTTGTTTAAAGTCAGGGTCATCTGGCCGCATAGGATTTCTAGCTGCTCCAATAGTACCAGCACCAAAACCGGGACCATAATATGTAGCTGGATTGAAGATTAAATCTCCTCCTTGTAATCTCCTTTTTAATTGACGAAGGAAAAATCCTGTATCACCAGCAATCTCAGAGACTTCGCTACCAAGTTTACCAGTTACTGCTGCTGGAGCTAGGTCAAATATACCTCCAAACGCTCCTCCAAGACCAACTCCTCCTGCAAATTCACCCGCTGTAGGCAATCTGCCTTCGTCAAGAAGGGACATACTGGTAGAAGTAATACCACCAGAAAGAGCTCCTTTAGCTACACTTGTTGTAAAACGTCCACCTCTAGTTATAGCTCTAGCCTGTGCTCCGCCGGGAATTAAGCTAGTTAGTCCGGCTGCGGCTAGTTCTCCTTTACTAATTTCACCACCACGTATTTTCTGTGCTAAATAGTTTATAAAAGTTCCACCAGCAACTTGAGATGTGGGTTCAAAGGAAAAGACGTCTAGTAATGTATTAGCTCCTACTTCAAAACCTAGACCGAGACCGGTTCTTAGCCCACTTCGGGCATCCCATAAATTCTTCTTTTCTTCTTCTTCCATTAATTAATGTGTGATAAGATTATATGCTCTCGATCTGTCATTCCAAATCGTCTTCTCATCCACTCGAGCCAATGGTTACTACCTTTTTCCTGATTACATCGTCTACATGAGGGTACAACATTCGTTGTAATATCCTCTCCACCCTTACATTTAGGGTGTACATGGTCAATAGTAAGTTTGTGTAGTTCATAAGATTTTCCGCAATAAACACATGTACAATCGAAGTGCTCTTTAATAGCTCTTCTCCAGAGCCGTTTAGATTCTGAACTTGTCATGGTTATTAAATTGTGTAAATAGTAATCAGGTTTAGGTAGTAATGGGGTCATTTTCTAATTTTAAGTCTGCTTCTTCTGTTAATAGATGGCTTTTGGGTTCTGCCTTCGGTCTTGCTACCCTTATAATGGGCGGCATCCAGTCCGTCACCGTTGCCATATGTACCAAGTTTTCTATTAAGTTTGTTTGCATTGACTCTAATTTCACGACCTTTAGGTGTTTTATTATATTTAGATTGTTGTGTACGGCGTTTCGCAGCAGCTTTTGGATTCTTCTTGTAATAGTCAGCTGTTTTTGCCATATAACCTCCGTTTTACGAGACTTGAATCTACAGTAGGTAGAAGTTTGTTTAATTTATCAAGAGGACTACCATCAAAGGCAACACCTGTTATATCATTGGTCTTTAACCAATCACATGCTGCCTTTAAATCTTGTGTAGTAGCCTCTCCACTTCTTATTCTACGTAGAAAGTCCTCTGTAACAAGATAATGCAGCTCGTTAAAACTTTCTTCAGTTGCTTTTTTGGGTAGTTTCTTGATTGTTTCCATAATTAGTATCTAACTGGTAGTTTAGTTACTACACCTTTACGTTTTCTTTTCTCTTCATCTGAATCCATACCATCAAGCATAGGCTTTCTGCCTTCAGCTAATGCTCTTATAAGCTCCTGTTGGTATTCTTCTTCTGTGTAGGTTTTTGCCATGTTACTCTTCTTTTTCAGTTGTGCTTGTTATCTGATCATTATGGCTATCTCCCATACTACTACCGCCTTTCCAATCCATACCTACGGCAGATGGTTCGACGCCATTTAACCAACGCTGAACAGACAAGAAGCATCCACCATTTGGTCCGGCTTTAGCTGAATGTTCATCACTAGGTAAGACTCTAACAAATAAGTAGTGTGCAGTAGATAGATTAGAACCATCTGCTTTTTGATTTGCGTACCACATTGGAAGGGTGGTTCCACCATTAGAGTAGAACTCCATACCCTTTAATGCAATCTCATAAGAATCAACATTAGGGTGAGTATGTGGTGGTATATAAGTATCTGGTTTAACAGTTACAAACTCAACTTGGAATTGTTCATGCCTATAAATACATGTTGAAGTTAAATTCTCTACAAAATGTATTGAGTTATTTAAAGGCGTATAGATTCTCATAGGTGTATCTAAATACCATTTAAGAAAATCAGTTAACTCGTCGTCAAATTCTCTCCCTATTCCGTCTTTCATTCTATGCCTAATCCTTTTTTAACTATAGCTAGTGCTTTATCGTCTAGCTCATTATCAGTTTGCTCTACTAGCTTTTCTAGTAATTCTACTACAAATTTCTTGAACTTTTCGCTCTTGAGGCTAGTTAATACGAGTGGTTTTAAAATTGCTAACATGATTATTTAGTGGTT